GCTCCTGCAGTTCTAGCAACGATTGAAGTGTTAGACGATAAGGATTATCTTGGTAATCTTAAAATAGCTGGTGACGAAACAGTTAGCCTATCATATAGCACTCCGAATGGCGCTTCAGTATCCTATCAGTTCCATTTGAATCAAGTTCAGGATATGGGAATTGAAGGTGCTATGAAATCAAAAACCTATAAGCTCGAATGCGTTTCGCGCGAGGCATTGACAGGTCAGGGTAATCAGGTTCAAAAAGCTTACAATACGACAATCGATCAGATCGTATCTGATATTCATCAAAACTTTCATAACAGCCAGTTACCTATCTTCACAGAGCCTACAAAGGGTAATCGTAAGTTCGTTGTTCCTAATATGCCATCTTTTCATGCCATTGAAAACCTACGTAATGAAGCTGTCTCAGCTCAGAGCAAAGGTTCAAACTATATGTTTTGGCAAACTTGGAAAGGGTTTTATTTCCAATCATTAGAATACATGCTTAATCAGGGTGACGTAAAGATATTCAAACAGGATAATACCATCGGTCATTCGATTAACAATACCATTGATGATAACATCCTTTCTTGGCAGGTCAAACAAAATATGGATGCTATGAATCGTATTCATGCGGGTGTTATCAATCAGCGTGTCACAACATATGACCCACACACTCATAAATACGTAAGTAACGATTTTAAACCACAACAGAACGAATTAACAAATCTTGGTGCTGGTTTGATTACAACACTCGCTTCATTCTTATCTTTGTTTCCGAATGCGAACAGAACAGTTCATCGAGTTGTTAATCCCAATCAGGCTATTAATGTAGGTAAAAGTTTTGTTCCTGCATCGATTCCATATAAACAATTGAACATGGCAGCGATGCAAGAACAGCTCATGCAGATGACTGTTATCGGCGATCCTAATTTGGAGCCTGGAAAAACAATCACTGCTAATGTTCCTAAAATAACAGGCGAGACTGGTTCAATTGATACAGAACCACAGATGAGTGGTCGTTGGCTTATTGCTAAAACGCACCATGAAGTTCGTCGCCCAGATGTAAGACCTCGCCATGTAACAAATTTAGAATGCTTAAAGGGTGCATATCAGGAGGGAGTATAATGTCAGAGAGTTCTCTTGGTTCTCATATGGAAATGTTCACGGCAGAAGTTCGTGATATTCAAGATCCCGATGGTGGAGCTGGTAAAGTAAAATTAATGGTTCATGGTCATCACAATGTTGGACCAACACCGATTGACGATAAAGATTTGCCATGGGGACATTGCGTAATGAATAATTCGCCATCGTTGAATGGTATTGGCGAATCGGTTAATTATCATCCAGGAAGTACAGTGATTGGTTTCTGGTTAGACCCGCATACAAAACAAATACCAATTATTCTTGGTTCGCTGCATCGTTCAGCTCTACCAGATTATAAAGGCTGATATAAATGGCTGGTGTAACATATAATAGTTCTGGACAAGTATCATTTCCTAACGCTCCTGCTGGTTCAGCGCTTCCAGGAGCGCCAGCTGCGACTATTGCTTCTGCTAATCCTTCATCTGAAGATATCGCTAACGCTATAGCTGCTGGCGGCGGTAATTCATCAACATTAGATCAATACAATGCAGTAGCAAAACCTACAGCAACAGATAAAGCTGAAGATGATGGTAATCCTGCTAATAAAGATCCATCTGATTTTGGCGTTTGCACTACAGCTGATGGAACAGCGAATAAAGGCGGAGCGATTAACCTAGATGATGGTGCTCCAAATTTACCTACAAACTTTGCCGATTTTAAATCAAAGCTCGGTTTAGAATATGGAACAAATGCTAACACTGGTCGACCTTCTACTTCAAAAATAAATCCTAATGCAAGCTCGGTTGACAATGCTCAAAAGAATAAAAAAGATCAAGGATTAGATCAGTCGCATCCTACAGCTGGTTCACAAGATCCATCACAAGCAATTCATGATGCTATTCTTGCCGCTGATCCTAGCGCGAATGCAGCTATCTTTTTAAAGAAAGCATTACAATCAATGGTAATGTTAAGAATGATGGATAAGCTTACTAGCCCTGCAGGCATCCTTTCAATGGCTTCTGGTGGGCTTGGTGGTGCTTTACAAGGACTGGCTGGACAAGTTGGTCTTGGGTCAATGATGGGTGCACTCAATAGTGTTATGCCAGCATTATCCGTTTCTGGTTTGCTCAATTCTTCAGCAACGAATGCTCTTCATGCAGGTATGATTGGTATGATGAACAACGTAGCCGTTGGTGCTCTTGCTGTTTCTGAAGTTGCTGCTGCTACAAATCATGCCACAAATATATCTAATGCTATGCAAGCGATTGTTGCTGGTTCTCCTGACGCTGTAGATGCTGTCGCTCAGTTTGGTGGACCAGCTTTCGGATTGCAACCTGGATCTCTTGCTTCGAAAATTGCTTTGATTGGACCATCTGGTTACGTTAGAACTTCTAGCAATATTCGTGGCGTGACAATCAATACTGTTATTCAAACATCACCGAATCCTCACCCAACTCAAAATATTCCTGTGCTTACTGGTACAGAGCATGTTGAAATTGCAACAGCTGCTGTAAGTAATATCGCTGGAACATTGAGTAATGTTCTTGGTGTAAATTCAGGCGTTGGTCAAGCTCTGGGTAGCATCAGTGATGTTACGGCTGGTATTTCTAATCTAGCTGGATCTTTTTCTAATATAGCAAGCTTTGGACCTAGTTCATTAGCTGGTGTTGTTAATGGTGGTATTGCGGGTATTGTTGATGGTGGATTGAATAAGATCCTAGGATTCCCTATGTCAGGGTTGCTCGGTAATGTGACAAAATTACTACCACAAATCGGCGGCAATATTACTGGATCAATTTCAGCATTTCCTAAATCATCTCTTAGTGCTGGCAAAATGAATACTGTTATGCAAAATGCAACCAAAGCAATGTCATTGTCTAAAGCAGCTCATAACGTTGCTCAAAATATATTCGGTCAATCTAGAGCAGAACATATTGTTGATGCTATCACTTCAACAGCAAATTTAGCTGCAGCTGTTGGTGGACCAATTTCTATGGTAACAGCTTTCGGTGATAGAATAACATCATCCCCCGCTAATGCTATTAAATCAATAGTAAGCGCAGGAACACAGGTTGTTGTTGGTAATACAACGAGGTTAGTATAATGGCGGCGAATAGCGCAAATTCAAGAACAAGAACTCAACAAAAACCGCCAAATCAATTTTTGCGGTATAATAGAGTTACACCAACCAGCCATGAAGTAACAGGCTGGGATATTGCTGGCGGTATTGTTCATTATGTTGCTAAGATGGCAGCTGAAGGGTTTTCTGTCGAAGAACACTCACATGACGGACATAGCAGTCGTATTCAGCATGGCGATCATCACGAAGCTGTACAGGGTAGAACGGCTGATACAACTGGTCACCATGACGAAAGAACACAAGGTGGTCACAGAAATCAGAACAATAGCGAACACCATGAAACAGGCGGTGACTCTACAAAAGCTACCGATGGTAGTCATCAGCAAACAAGTTCTTCATCAGCTAAAAATTATACAAAAGGCGATGGTCACCACCATATGCAGGGCGACCAAGCTTTTACTGTTGAAGAAGGCGGCGTTCATTATAACGTTTCTCAGGACTTTTCGATTACAGCAACAGGTAATGGTATTCACATTAACCCATCAAACGAACTGTCAATGATTGTTGGTGGTAATGAAGGTCACGTTGTAGCAGGAAAAGTCAGTTATTCTTCTGGTGACGATATTACCATTACTTCAGCTACTTCTATAACTTTAGTTGTTGGTTCATCATCAATTACAATGACACCTTCTGGTATTACAATTAAGGGCACAAGAGTGGATATTAACCCATGAGTCATAAGTTCACTGTCCTAACCGACAATGGTTTAGAGACCTATGATAAATATGAAGATATACCTGAATCTTTTCACAATGTGATAGATTTTTTACCAGAGATTCCTGATGGTCCACACACTGAAGAACAACACGAAGAAATAGAGCAGTGGAACAATAAGCTCAGAGAGCTAATGAAAAGGGAAACAAAATAATGCCAGCAGCAACAAGAGTTGGGGATGCCGATGTTTCGCACTGCTCAGGAATGACACGTGCGCAAGGTTCACCAAACGTATTTGTAAACGGTATTCCTTGGAGTCGCCAGGGTGATCCTAACACTTCACACCTCTTGCCAGGTGGTCTTTTTTGCCCTTCACACACCGCTCCAATTACTTCTGGCTCAAGCACCGTCTTTATTAATGGTAAGGGTGCTGGTCGTGTTGGTGATGCTCTTTCTGGTTGCACATCAGTAGCAGCTGGTTCTCCTAACGTATTTGCAGGTGGATAACAATGGCAATTACTCGCGCTCAGGCTATTACACAAACTCAGAAGAAATCCGTTGTTTATTCGGACTTTACTAACAACTTCATCAAACATCCTATTACAAACGAATTGGTTGTTATTCAGAATGAAGAGAGTGTGAAACAAGCTTTTAAGAATCTTATTCTTACAAACATTAATGAGCGATTCTTTAATCCATTTTTCGGCTCGA